TGACCATTACGTCAGGCGCCGATGAAAACTATTCGTCGTCAAACTGGTTCGAGATGGAGCTAGATGGTAAGTTTGCGCTATTCGCGATACATACCGATGACGCTCAGGTTAAGACCGTCTTAAACGAGAAGTCGGAACCGGTGGCGAAGTGGACGGTCGCTCAGCCCTATGTTTTACAACTGCTGGTCATCAACGCAATCGATCACGCTATAGAGGAATCGCACGCCATGCAAAAAGAAAAGTTCAACACCGATACGTACACTGTCATAAAGCCCGATACCGATGAAGGGCTGGGCACGACCTCAGGCTGGCGTTTCCCGTACATCGCACCAATGCTCCTGGAGACAACCGGGTTCGATCCCACAGAGGCTATGTGCCTCGCTGCCAAGCTGGCGTTGAAGGGTAAGCTCTCCTTCGACATCGCAGGCGTCCCACACACCGTTATCCTTAATAAGGCGGCCGTATGAAAAAGCTTATAGATGATATAACAGGGTATACATTCACATACCGCGCCGGGATACCACACCGACACCAGGCCGTGGCATCGGCTATCCGATACGACTGGTCGCGGCCCACGCTTCTCGGACCACAGGCCAAGCAGATATTCCACCTGATGGTGGGCGTCGAAGTACAACCGATGATATTGGAGAACTAAGATGAATAAACTTGAGGAATTGAAACTAGCACGGGACAAGGCTAACAAGGTATGGGACAAGGCCTTCGATGCATGGGTCAAGGCTGACCATGAACTGGTCAAGGCTAACGATGCACGAGACAAGGCTAACAAGGTATGGGACAAGGCTTATGAGGCTTACCAAGACGAAAAAAACAGACTAAAAAAAGAGGATTGACCATGGAGCACAGAATAGCGGCCATGCTGCACGCAAATAAGTCGGTGTACAAAATAGCCCGAGAGCTTAACCTGTCACAAGATGACGTTATGACCGTGATGGCAAAAAATAAGATTGCCGTACCACGCTATATCACCGGGCAGAGTCGGGCAAAATCCAGCTCAGCAGAGGCCGCTGCCGACGCCTGCAAGTGGCGGCACGCTATAGAGGACCATGTGCAAGCCAATATCGACAAACAAGACCTGGAGGGGCTACTGTGAAAGACGACGAAATCCTAGACGAATTCTTTATATACCTCGACAGTCGCAGCTTGACCAACACGTTCTGCGACGCGTTCAAGAACAACGACACCATGCAAAATCACTTCCTGACCGTTAACCCGTATAATTGGATATCTCGCATGCCAGTCAATCGGATTACCAACGTTTTCCGAAATCGACTGTGGGACGCCGACTCATTGTGGACCGAGCGGGTATACGACCTGCAACAGGCGGACCTCGACAAAGCGAAGCGGGAAGCACACGCCCTTAAGCGCGAACCCATTACCTCGGTCGAGATTGCACCGGGCGTGGAGGTTACGCCAGAGGATGTGCTAGACGCTTTCGGTGTCACGGATCACGGCCTACGGACCTTGGTTCAGAGAATACTGGTACAAAGAGGTAACTGAGTACCTGGGGTCGTGTATTAGGGGTACAAAGGGTAACCGAATACCGTTCCGGGTTTGGGACATAGGTTCAATATATGGGTCCACAGAGGGGTCAATAAGGTCTTTTATGGTGGTCAAAAAGACTACCTGAGGCCTTGGTTACACTTTCTACATATATACAGCTCAGAAATAAAAAAAAAACTTTTGATAAATATAGGCGTAACCGGTAACCGGTGTAACTTATGTAACTTTGCCCTGAGAGGCCCGGCACAGCTGGGTTGAGTGGTTACATATTTGGTTACATATTTGAACTGAATAAACAGTTTGTGTAACCTTTAGTGCGTTTCAGAGCATTTGGGCGCGTTAAGCGGTTCTGAGAAGTTTTTTTCCTTTAAAATTACTCTTGATTCTGGGTATACATAAGGGCGTTTTTGGGGCTAAACTGTCGTCTTTTAACTGAAGAACTCTGAAATGACTAAGAAAAGCACTAAAAAGGTTACACCGGTTACACCGGTTACACATTTAAAAGGGGCGGTTACACATTTGGAAAAGAAAAAAGTAGGTCGACCGAAGGTGACTAGGCACCAAACATTAACTCGACGGCAAGAGCTATTTGTCAAAGAGCTGGTGTCTAAAGATGGGCAGATCACAATGCGAGAAGCGGCCGTAAATGCGGGGTATCCTGTTGGCTCTGCTCACACTAGAGCGTATGAACTGACCAACCCCACGGTTAGCCCTCACGTTGTCGCTGCTATACAAGCGTATCGAATGGAACTGGACGCTAAATTTGGCGTGACGTACCAGCGGCATCTTAGAGATCTGCAAAAGATCCGAGATATGGCATTAGATAGTGGCGCATATTCTGCTGCTGTCCAAGCTGAGTATCGTAGGGGACAGGCTCAAGGCGACATATATGTGAGCAAATCAGAAATTAGGCACGGCAGCATCGATTCAATGAGCAAAGAGGACGTCGAATCTGCCCTCAGAGAAATAAAGGAAAGTTATGACCCGATCATTATCAACACTATTGCCGAAAGAACGAGCGATACCAAAAACAGCGACAAAGCGGGAAGCAGACCTTTGGCGACTTATGAAAACGGGGATATCGAAGAACCCGAGGAAATGGACGCCGACGAGGATTGAGACGTGGGCGATGCCTGGCATCCCAGATGTTCTGTTATGTGACGACAAGGGGAAGTTTCATTTCATAGAGCTGAAGGCGACCGCAGGCAATGCTGTGGATCTACGGCCGCACCAGGTTGCATGGTTATCTAATCATAGCCACGCGAGCGTCTGGGTGTTGATACGGAAGCTAGAGACTAAAACAAAGCCTCAGAGCATCTATCTATATCATGGCCGTGAATCGGTTGACCTTAAGCTGGGGGGTCTTAAGACGGCGCCGCTATACTATTCCGAGGGGGATTTCGACTGGGATACTATTTTGGGGTTGATCTCTTCGGAGTAATCGCATAAAGTCGCATAACTAGCCGGGCAAAGGCTGGTTAAACCCACAACGGAGAATAATATGGACCTTAACATAACTGAATTCGCAACCACTGGTGATCACTATAACTTGTCATGTTCCATTGCAACCCACGGCGACTCCGCCGGGCGGGATAGTTGGAAAAGGGCTCAGGATGATTCGACACTCCTGATCAATACGGATGAGGAACACGAGGAAGTCCTAGCCTACTTACTAGACTTTGGAGCTTGGGAACGTGCTGAGATAGAAGATCGGCCAACATTGAACGCTCTGCTGCTGCAATTTATAAGCGGAAGCATCAACGAACTGGATACAGATGAGAGTGGGGAGCCGATATGGGATCCGGAAGATAAGGAAGAATACACGCCATTCTTTCAAGATGAGGAAGGTTCTATCTATATTTATATAGGCATGTAACCAGGCGAGCAAACCCACAACGGAGAACACTATGATCATTTCAAACGTACAATTTCTTTCTATAGACGACAATGGCAGCGATGGCATGGTGTCTTGGTATGGGATGGAAGTAGAAGGTGACCAGGATATGTTCGGCATTCACTCAGACGGCGCCCTGCTTGATATTGATGGCGTCCCGGTAACACCTGGCGACGAAGAATACCGCGCAGTGATGTACGCAATCGATCAGCTGGCGCAAAAACTACAGGCTGAAGACAGCGACACACTAGGGAGCTAGACTGATGTTTTTTATATTTGGGTGGCTATCCAAGCTATGGTACGGAAAAGAAAACGTAGAGCGTTATGAGCAGAACAGAAACAGGACCCGGTCACCGAGTCCGGGGCCGAGGTCTAGGCCGAGGTCTAGGCGTAGAATCGTAAGGAGGAAATGAATACCACCAGCCCGCACAAGCGGGCTTTTTATTGCTTTGGAGTTGACAGGTATAAGATAATTAGTATACTCAAGAAACCGGCGGGCAAGCTGGACCACTAACACAACGAGGAATTACAATGGAAAACTATATTAACGAGCTTACGCAGGATTTTGCGCGCCATGGTTTTATAAGCTCCCCGCTTACGCGGGACCAGGCCGCCCTTTTATATAGCCAGGGCGTTAGTCTTGGCCGGGCGTACAGTATCGGATGCGATGTTGGCGGCGGCTTCACCTTTCAAGAATGCGCGGGGGATATAACATGCTAAAAACAGTAGCAATGAGCGGCGCAGTAAAAACCCGGGGCATAGCAGTGACCTACCGAGCAGGCGACGGCGACAAGTATGCGACGTGCCCTAAGACTTGTGAGCTTAATTGTACCGGCACCGGCGCCGATAAAATCGATCCGGTATATTTTGCGGCGTTATTAAAAGCAGTGCCGCGCCGTGGGGTGTCGTTCACTTATTCCCATTTTGATTGGCAGGACTGGGCGCACCTTGTAAGCGCGGGCCAAACCGTTGTGAACTATTCCGCCAAGGACCTGACTAGTGCTGCGTTATCGTCGCGGTATGTCCCTACTGTTACAGTCGTGGCGCCAGATTCTTGGGATAATGGTAAAACCACAAACGCCCAGCTACTGGGGATATTTGGATCTGATGGCGTATTTAAGGAAGGCTCGACTGTTCCGGTAGTTAGATGTCCTGCTGAATACCGCGAGATGTCCTGCGCACAATGCGGTGATGGTGCGCCATTGTGTGCCAGGTCGGACCGATCATTCATTATCGGGTTTACTGCACACGGGGCGGGAAAAGCTAAAGCGGCTGACCCTGACACCTCAGGCGGATGTTATGCAGACGGCGGGCGGGTGCGACTACACTGGGACGCTACATCTAATGCAGACCAGGTCGATGAGACGGATGCAGAAAAGCTGGCGCGGTTTGTCAAATCACTGCCACCTGGTTCTATCTTACGCCACCA